TATACACAAAAATTAAATATATTAAATTCTGTTAATTCTAATTCTTTTCCAGGTATAAGTAGTATGTATCTTGAAAAAGATAAATCAGTATCGGACGCCGAAGAAGTATCCGAGACTGGAATAACTAATAGAGCTACAGAAGGAATGTTTGAACCTGGAGATTATTTTAGAATAAATAATTCTATTAGACGAGTAAGACCAGAAGAAGGTGATATAATTTACAATGGTAGATTTGGTAATTCAATAAGATTAGGTAGTAATCAATCAAGTGGTGAAGGTTATGAAATATCACCAAATATTTTATTTAGAGCTGGTCAATTATTAGATGCTTCTAAATTGGGTGAAGGTGAAACAGTAGAAGATATAAATAGTGTTTACGCTAAACCAGTTGAGGAAGATATAAATGCTGATGGTTCTTCACTTTATTTGACTACAAATGAAACTGTTGATTTAACACCAGCAGCCGAATCTCAGACAGCTCCACATGAGTTTTCGGGTAGACAAATAATTCTAAATTCAGATAGAATAATATTTAATAGTAAGAATGATAATGATATACACGCGTTTAGTAGTAGAAATATAAATTTATCAGCTGCACAAAGAATTAATTTTGAGTCACCAATTATAAATTTAGGTGATAGGTTTGCCTCTGAACCTGTATTAAAAGGTGATGCAACGATAAGTTTGTTGACTGATATATTGGATGCTTTGAGTATAATGGCCAAAGGACTAGGGGGAGCAAAATATAATAACGCAGGTACTGTACAGGATTTAGCTATGGTGAATATACCAGCTCGTAAATTGAATAGAAAAATAAAAGAGATTAAGTCAAGTTTAAATAAAATAAAAAGTACTCAAGTTTTTACAATGTAAGGAGATTAATAATATGGCTATAGATTTAACACCAATTGTTGTAGCGGCTTTAGATAGAGTAGGTACTGTTTCTGGTAGAGTTGGAAAGGTTTTGAATGATACGTATGCAGGTGTAGTAGATGGGACAATATCAGCTGATAAAGCGGTACAAAAAGTTAAGATAGCTTTAAAACAAATAGAGAAAGCAAGAAAAACTCAAAAGACGGTAGAAACTGTTGGTGAAACTGGTGAAAAACTAGGTGTAGGACTTGAAGCACAGGATGCAGCACAAAAAGCTAATCCAGCTACTGGTCCACCAGCCATTGTAGCAGAACTTTTAGCTGAGTTAAAAAGTGCAATAGGTAATATTAAAATTATGTCAATGATAGTAGAAAATGAAAAAGAAGCTCAAAAAATAGAAAAGGCGAAATCCATAAAAACGGCGATAAAAACAACGGAGTATTTAATGGAAAGACCTGGAAATAGTGATGAGACTGTGGTAGCTCTTCACGATACGAAACGTGCCCTTATGAGTGAACTGAAGAGTCTTCAATAAAATATTAAAGGAATGAGGTGAAATATGAACACTAAACGGTTAAAAAGAGTAATTCAAGAAATAGTTCGTAGGGAGGTTAAAAAAGAAATAAATAAAATATTTATTAAAGAGAATTCTAATACACCTCAAATTAAACCCGAGCTTATAGAAGAATCTAACTCTGAAGATAGTTACACACATTATACAGAGAATGAGACTTTAAATAAAATATTAAATGAAACTAAAGGATTTAATGAGGTAAAAAAGACACCAGAACAATTTGAGGAATATCCATCAGTTGGTGGTGGACCTTATGATACAAATAGAATGGCAGAACTTTTAGGGTATGGTACAAGAGCTACAAATGACTCGAAACAAAATCAACGAGAGTTTAATGCTGTAAAAACATTAAAAGATGCTAATGTTAAAGTAGATGATGTTCCAGAACATATTACAAATGCTTTAACAAGAGATTATAGTGGTTTGATGAAAGCTATAAAAGATAAAAGATAGGAAATCATAATGGCAGGTGCAAGAGAAGTAGATTTAGACCCAGATAAAAAGGTTGGATTGACATTACCATTGGGGAGAAGTTCTCAAGGATTTTTTAATCAATCAAAAACGACACTTGAACAAGTTAAACACAATATTGTAAATTTGTTATTAACATTTCCTGGTGAAAGACCTGGAGAGCCCGAATTAGGTTCTCGTTTAAGGGAAATAGTTTTTGAACCAATGGATGATGATATAGCTGAAAAAATAGAAGAAGAAATAAATAGTGTTATGGAACGTTGGTTACCTTATATAAACATAGGAAGTATTGATGTTAACTTTAGTGATAGATTAGAAAATACCGTAGATGTAAGTATGGTGGTGAGTGTTAGTTATGATCCAGAAAGATTTGATGAGATTAACATATCATTAAGTGGTGTAGGTACAGCGGGTGGTACAACTGGTGGTGGGGGTAGTATATATTAATAGGAGAATAAAATGCCAGGACCGAGACGAGATGTAAAGAGAGATGTAAAATATCTTAATAAAGATTTTAGTGGTTTTAGAAATGATTTAATAGATTATGCTAAAACATATTTTCCAAATAGTTATAATGACTTTAATGAAACTTCACCTGGAATGATGTTTATAGAAATGGCTTCTTATGTAGGAGACGTTCTTTCATATTATATAGATAATCAATTCAAAGAATCATTACTGGCATTTGCTGAAGAGAAAAGAACAGTATATGAAATAGCACAATCACTCGGATATACACCTACATTATCATCACCATCTACTACAGATATAGATTTATTTCAAACAGTTCCTTCGACTGGAACAGGTGACAGTGTAAGACCAGATATGGATTATGCCTTAACATTATCGGCAGGAGTGGAAATACAATCTTCGACTACAGGAAAAACATTTAGAACATTAGAAGATGTAAATTTTAAATTTTCAAGTTCTTTAGACCCGATGACAGTAGATATTTATGAAACTTCAACTACAGATAATACACCTACAAAATATTTATTGAAGAAAAGTACAGAAGTAGTAAGTGGTGAGATAAAAGAGGAAAATCATACTTTTGGTTCTGCGACTCAATATGATAGTTTAGTGTTATCTACACCTAGTGTGGTTGAAGTAATTAGTGTGACAGATAGTGATAATAATACTTGGTATGAAGTTTCAACTTTAGCTCAGGATACAATTTTTGATGAGATGGAAACAAATTCAAGTAATGACCCCGATTTAGCACAATTTTCAGGTGAAGCAGCGTATTTATTGAAATTAAGAAAAACTCCTAGACGTTTTGTTACATTTATTAGACCAGACGAAAGAGTAGAACTTAGATTTGGGGCAGGTGTTTCAGATAATCCTGATGAAGAAATTGTACCAAATCCTGATAGTGTGGGTAGTTCTTTACCAGGTGGTACTAATAAATTGGATTCATATTTTGACCCGTCTAACTTTCTTAAAACTAGAACTTATGGATTAGCTCCAGCAAATACAACTTTAACTGTAAAATATTCTTATGGGGCAGGTGTAGAAGATAATGTACCACAGGGTGATGTAGTAAATATATCAAATATTTCTTATGTTATAGATGTTACAGGACTTAATGCTGGACAAGTACAAACAGCAAAAGATTCTGTAGCAGCTACAAATCCAGAACCAGCAACGGGTGGTAGAGGAGCTGAGTCAATTAAAGAAGTCAAAGATAATGCTTTAGCTTATTTCCAAGCACAAGGTAGAGCTGTTACAAAAGAAGATTATATAACAAGGGCTTATGCACTACCACCTAGATATGGTAATATAGCAAAAGCTTATATAGTACAGGATGAACAATTACAATTGTCAAGTATAAAGGGTGAGGTAACAGATGCTGCGGCACTCGTAGAAGAGGAGCCGAGTGTAATGACACCCGAAGATAAAATTATTAATGTACAAGAGAAAGCTCCAACTAAAGGTGTAGCTCGGAAACCACCTAAACCTGAGCAGTTCAAGAAGAGTCCTGTTATTCGTAGACCCAGACTACCAAATCCTAATAGGTTAAGACCTTCTGCTGATAGTCCTAGTACTGGACCACCACGAGGTATTGGTGGTACAAGTCGTGGTAGAGCGGCCAGGTCATTGGTGAAGAAAGCTACTTCTGCACAGAGAAAACGTGGTGGAGTTAGAAGGAGTAAACGTAGAGGTCGTCGAAGCAGCCGAGGGGGCGGACCACCACGTAATTTAGGGTAAAGGAGAGTATAATGCCTGATGAAGAAAATGTAGCAACGAGAGTATCAAATCCACTAGCATTAAATATGTATTGTTTGGGTTATGACCATAATAAAAAACTTGTAAACTTAAATCAAGCTGTAAAAGAAAATTTACAGACATATTTTGGTCAATATAGAATGGTGACGGATGCTATTAATATTAAAAATGCATACATAATTAATATTGGTGTACAGTTTAATATTATGACACGTGTAGGATATAATAAACACGAAGTAGTTTTAAAATGTATTCGAGCTGTTGAGAATTATTTTGATACAGATAAGTGGCAGATAGGTCAACCGATTG